AGTATATTGCAGACCTGGGAATAACACTGGGGCTAATCAACCAGGCGGGCCCAATAGCGTTGTAGGAAATTTTCCAGAAGGCGCTTGTCAGTACACAGGAACGAGATTTAATCAGAACACAGTAAATAGCCTCCTTAATGCTGCGCAAAGCGGGCTAGGAATTAATAATAAATTCGGTCTTGCTGGGATATTAGGTAACGCCGGGTGGGAAAGCGCAGGCTTCAATCCACAAGCAACCGGGCCATCGGGCGAAAAGGGATTGTTTCAATGGAATCCTCAGCCGGGTGCACAAAGGCTCCAAAAATTACAAGCCTATGCTCAAAGCCAAAACCTTGACTATCTTACCGTAGAGGCTCAGGTTAAATTCTTTGTGTACGAGGTCCAGAACCAAGGATACTCAAATCTCCCGGCTGCTATGAATAGCGCAACATCCGTAGAAGATGCAGTTAAAAAGTTTGAAGAGATCTACGAAAAAGCGGAGCCAGCAGCAGTTAACTACCCAGGTCGTAATGAAATTGCAAATCACGCATACCAATCATTTGCTTGTAAATGATACCTGTTACCGCGCTATCTAGATTTATATTGGGCTTGGCACTTGGCTCTGCCAGAGATATCCTTGCAGATTCTGCAAAACAAGTTGTCAAAGAAGAACAACGCCGACGTGATCTTCAAGCCGCCAAAGCGCTTATTGCAGAGCAAATTGCCGAAGCCTACTCTCAACAAGTTAAAGACATCTCTGAGGGATATATCAAGGCTATCCAAGACTCCGCTCTTGAAATAGAGTTTTCAGAGGATGAGTCAGGGAAGCTTATGCTTCTGGCCGAAGGCGCATTACGCAAACTCGAGGTATATTTAGATGAGCAAAATCCTGACGGACCAATTATCCAGTTTCTTCAGAAAAGATATGAAGAAGAGAACATTAAGCAAATTACCGGGAGGTTATATGCCGGTCATTTTGTAAACCGCAAAGGTACCGGGTTGTATAGCATATATAATAAAATGGGCTATGCTCCTAAAGTTGATAGGAACAAGCCCTGGTTGAGTAGCGATAAAACATCTCAAGGTATAGGGGATATTGTTGCCGCAAAAGCCGAAGAGCTATTTGAAGAAGCGTTTAAAATAGATCTTACAGAAGAAGAAGTCAGAAGAGGCGTCTAGCCGTAATACTTCGAGCCTTTCTTTAAATTAGCCTCAGCCATAACGGCCTGGAGCGATGCGTTCATCATGTGGTAGTCGAAGAACGCCTCCGCAATTTCAGTATCTCTAAGATAGCACTTAGTACCTCTGCAGTACACATCTACGTTCTCCAAGTCAAGTTTGTAATCTCTACAAAACTCTTCAACTATATTTTTAAAAGGATAGCGATGGTCAATGTGAAACTCGCCAGCATTAATAACCTGGCCACTTAGCGCGCATTTAATTTTATGACCCATAGGGCCTTGGATCTGCCTCAGTACACTTTTTCTATATGAGGTAATTTGAGGCTCGATGATTTGTCTCAGGGCCACAAGCGCTTCTTTTTTATTTTGTTTGTACTCTGGTATAGGTTTCTTTCTAGGAAATAGCTCATCGACTATTTTTCCCTTACCCAACCAAACCTCCCTCTTAGACCTAGGAGTGATCATTACCACTCCCTTAACTGCTCGCCCTTGAAATTTTTTATTTCTAATTTTATACTTCAGCCCTTCTCTGGCATGAAGGGTTTTCCATTTATCGATCTTACCTACCACCTCATGAATAAAATCAAAGTCAGGAGGTTTTACAAAGTAGTTACACTCTGTGTTTTTGACGACTTGGCTCCACTTCTCTTCGAACTTTGTCTTTGTATAGTCTTGTCCCAAGACTCGAACGACTTGTCTGCCCATAAGATGTAATTGATTAGCTTAGTCGAATATGACTTAATATCTTCGATGTTTTTAAGATGGGGATTTTTACGGAGAAGAGTGGATACAGAACGTTTCTTAACAAGATAATCTATAAGAAATGTTTCGTCATCTTTTTCTAAATCTGTGATCCTAAACAAGAGTTCTTTGTGATTTGTCAACAGTTCCCCAAATCCAATCTCTGAATCTTCTGACGACTCTATAATGCAGTTTTGCTCGGTTACTGGATTAAAACTCATAGTAAACGCCGTGCGAACGGTATCTACTTTTTTCACAGAGATGTTAAGATCATCGGCGATCTCTTGATTAGAGATATTAGGATTCTTAATTAAATACTTCCTAATCTTAAGATAGAGATCAGAATACGACCTAGGCATTTTTACAAGCCTGGAGCTATCTCTGAGGTAATTAAGCATGTGAAACTGAAGGCACCTATTCACCCAGGTGGAGAAGTTTGCACCTTTGCTCTGATCCCAGGTATCATAGATACGTACAATATACTCAAGAGCAGCATCTCTTAGTTCTTCAAAGGGCAACCCCGTAAAGTTTGAGATTTTCCTTGCAACTTGATCAGCCTTCCACATTTGTGATATGATATGCTCATCGCGAAGATCCCTAGCTCTTTTAGAGCTTATTCTAGGTTTTGCTATTGGCACATCATTCATCTTTGATTGCTCCTAAAATAAAATCTTTTAGCTGCCCAGCTGACATAACGCCTTCGGTATTCAACCCAAGAAGCGTTCCTTCTTCATCAAATACTGCAAAGTTCGGAGTGCCATCGCACTCGATCTTATCGCAAAACTCCCAGTCATCTGAAGTTACGTCCCACTCGCCAAAGCCTACTTTGTAATGCGGATAGTTTTCGCTGATTTCATTTGCAACTTGTGACCAGATAGGACGCATCGCTTCACAAGCTGCGCAACTTGGTTGCTTAAAAAATACAATTCTGTATTTAAATTTAGGTTTTTCTGACATAGTAAGTAATTACTTATAAGTAAATAAAACGCGTGCGCTCGTCGTTTTTGTATAAAAACCTACGACTATGCAAATTATACCATGCGCTAGAGATAACGCACACCCCCAGCGTTGCGCACGTTTCGCTTATCTCCTAATAAACTTGTTAACGAAGAAGATTTACGAGAAACTTGAGATAAACTTGAAGAGTCATATGCTAACTTTGGTAGAGACGTTCTAATACCACCAGAGCTGGTTTTACCACCCATAAGCTCGTCTCGGTACACTGTGACTCCGTACACAAACGCATCTACAAAGTCATCGTTTTTAATAAATGGGAAAGAGGTGAGTTCGTTGATTCTTTCTTGGAGGTTGGGGATGTTTTCATAAAGGCTAACAACACCCTCTTCTACAAGAGGAGCCACGGAGTTTGCCCTTAATACTTTATCTTTAGACGGTACGAGTTCTTTGATTTGGATCGACAGCGACGTTCGCAAAGACTGAATCAATGGCACCCCACTTGCTCGACCTTCGATGTAAACACATCTGATCTTCCATTGCTTGACAATTTTTGGAATTAGTTTTTGGAGATCTGGGAATTCCATCCGCTCCATGACAACATGGAGGAGGCGTAAATCTTTCTCCTTAGTTAGTCCCCAAACGCAGATAGCAGTAAAGTCGTTCATGCTATCGGCCTTATACGCCGTGTCAATAGTAGCATAAATATATCCATACTTGGATTGCTTATCAAACGTCTCTAGCCAATGTTCTTTGAAAATGGCCCCGGCGTCACCTGCAGGTTGTCCCTGGTATAGAGAGTTAAAATCCCTTTCCCCGATTGATTTTTTAATAGCCTGAAGGTTTTCTATAGGGAAAAACTCTGGCCAATGAGACTCACCCAGTTTTCTTCCTAAGGAGTCAGTATCCTCATCGACGCATAACGCCGGGACATTAAGCTCCTTCCAATTATCTCTATCAGCGTTAAGAAGCCGGCCGATAACATCGTCGCAATGAAACCTTGTTCCCATGGAGATAATTGCATGATTGGGCAAACCACGAGTCAAGAACTGTGCCTGCACCCAACCAAATGTGCTTTCCATGACCGTTAGTGAGTTACCATCGGCCAAAAGGTCGTCTAGGATGCCAATACCTGGGAGGTCTAGGTCATCAATAACTCCGTAACCAAATCCAGTAACGCTACTTCCTGCAGATGCAATTTTAATCAATCCGCCATTTTCTGTTCTTAGAGCGGTAAGATTGCACTTCTCTTTATTAATCTCGCATTCTGGGAATATCCAAGAGAACTTCTCAGAGGTGATGAAATCAAGAACCGCTCTGGAGTTTTCTGTAGATAGACCAAGAGCATACGAGCTCATAATAAACTGAGCCGTTGGACTCCGCCCTAATTGCCATGCTGGAAAGATCCGCGAGATAAGCATAGACTTACCTGTTCTAGGAGGAAGAGATATTGCACTTCTTTTATAGTCCTTATTGCCATCTCCGATATTTTGAAGATAGGAACAAATCAGCTCATGCACTGGATACGATTTAAATTGTAAGTCTGTGATGATTTTTGCAAAGGTGACAAAGTCTGTCCTACATTTTAATCTGAGGAGTTCTTCTTTATCTTTAGAGGAAAGACTACTTCCTCTTTTTTGCATATCAGCTACAGTCGCCTTCTCTATTTCTAGCTCTTTCTTGTTCATTGTTAATTTGATCTAGTAGCGTAGCAAACTCTCCAGAGTCTAATTGATTTTGAGTAAGTGAGTTAATTCCACTGGTGCTATAGTTCCTATAGACTGAGTTAACGGTATCTTCTTCTGGTTGATTCAAGTTAAACCTTGCCGATAGAGAATCATTGAGTATTTTTGAAGGATTGTTTCGTGTTTCAAGACCATCAAAAGGAATCCCAAGTTCTGGGTCTAGATCACTAAGTATTGATAAAGCTTCTAAGATATTTTTAAGCAGATTCTTAACTGTATAAGATTTGTATTTAGAAAAATATGCCGGGATTGTAGACGGATTTTTCTTTGTTAACACAAGAGCCGGCGTGATAGTAGTAGTAGCTCTTCCACCGTCTTTAACCTTATTTAATTCTTCTACCATTCTGTATAGATCATGAACCGCTAAAGAATTCTCAACTATATCTTTGGCCATAAGGTTAAGTAATCCACCGTTCTTACCAGAGATTAAGGCGTTCATAAAGTTTCTACCGCCGATCAACTCTAGACGTTGAATAAGCTCCAGAGCACTGACATTATTATCCGCGACCTTAAACGCTTTTTCTATAGCTTCCATAGAGTAAACCATTTCAAGGCCAATATCGGCGCCTTCTGCCCCGCCCTTAATTGCATCTTCTAATTTTTTGCTTAACTCATTAACTCTAGGAATTGATCTAATTATCTGAGTAAAGTTAGAAATATTTTTAGGAATTAAGTCTTCCCCAATACCAGTAAAACTTACGCCAACTTCGCTGGCTAAGCAACCTTTATTGTTGTTAAGCGGATCAGCTCCGTAAACATTTGTATTATCTAAGGTTAAGTTACCAGCTGCGTCTAGGAGTTTGTTGCCATCGCTATCTACACCGTGAGATACTTTTCGGCATTTAGGCTCACATGGGCAGGGGTTAGATGCTCCTCCGCCACCAAATAAACCACCAAGAGCACCGAAAGCGCCGCCTCCTCCTAATATAGAAGAGAGCGGATTACCGCCTCCAAGGAGCGAAGTAGCGGCTGCTAATCCAATACCTCCAGGGAGAGCCATAGTTAAAGGTCCACCAAGACCAACGGCTCCCATTAGCGCCGATGCCGATGACGGAAGGCCTGGAACAAAAGATGAAAGGTTCTGCAAATTGCCAAAGTCTTGAAAAATTTTTCCTACATCGCCAAAAGAACCAGAAGTTAGTTGATTTGCTAATCCACCAATATCGACATCGCCAAAGTTAATACCATTAGCTAAGCTATTTACCGCATCACTTAGTCCTCCAACACTACCTCCATTGAGAATAGAGGCAATTGCATTTGGAGCATTACCCAAATCAAGCCCTCCAATTACGCTAGAAAACACTTCATTTGCCGGTGATGGGACAAAGTCCATTCCATACTGAACTGCGGCATCTAAAGCACCTTGGAGGCCACCAACTATCAATGAGTTAAATACACCAGCATTTTTTGAAGAGATAGAACCTAGCGCATTTACAAGAGCTCCTGATCCAGCGGTTAATAAAATTCTTCCTAGGTCACCACTGGATGCAATTTGTGCAATTTCTGGGCCTAAGGCGTTTAAAAAGTTTTGAGCAGTGCCTAAATCCCCGCTACGTAAAATTGAATCAAGCTGGTCGATACTAAGTCCTTGTTCATCTAGCAACCTAGCTCCTAGTTGCTGAGCTATCATTTGCCCAGAATCAAGTGACGTTAATCCAGAAACTGCATCTACGGCTTTTGAAATAGCTTCATTAGTAAACCCAGGTACTACGCCCGCAGATGCTTGTTGGAAAATAGACTGCGCTAAGTTTTCATTACCTATAACCGGACTTTGAATTGCCGGAGTGGCCAACATTGAAGGTCCACCTATTGCAAGGTTAGGATTAGGTTTTACTTTGTTCAGTATATCAGACTTTTCTGGTGGAGCGGTTTTATCAGAAAACTTGATAGGGAGTCTTGTTCCATACTTCACCCATTTCATACTCTTGTCGTATCTCACACATACGCTAAGTTCGGAATTGTTTCCGTCATCTATTACCGCAATTTGCCCGTGTATTTTTTCTGTACATTTTGGATAATTATATCTAAAATACGTAGGAGCTGCGCTTGGTGGCACCCATGCCCAATCATTATTCTCATCTTTTTTGCAGATCAATGGAATCTGCCTAAAATCTCTATCTTCAGAAAACTGAATCGACTCTCCTTCTAGTTCTGCTTTGCATTTTGGTAGTGGATTTTTTGCATGAACCGTTGAGTTACCTTGGGCTTGTTTTGGGTCGGTTTCTTTTTCAATAACCAAACCCCTGGTTAAATTTTTCCAATCCCAAACGTCTTTATCAGGACCTTTTTGCCTATTGTTTCTTCTAACACATACCTTTAGGTCATGAGATACATTGCTAGAAAAAATATACGTTCTGCCTTCGTTTTCTTTTGTGCATTTTACTCCAGGGTCGGAAGTATTTGCAATGTCACTTGCATCAATAATCGGAATAGTAACCGGCCCTGAAGAAATTACTTGGTTATTGGTGGTATCGTTAAATAATCCTAGGACAATAGCATTATCGCTATTGCCACTAATCGCTCCTACAAGGCATTTTGCACCTACGTACTGAGTCGAGACTTTACCTTTACCGCTATTAAGTACTGGGAGCCATTCAGACTTTGCGTCTGTAGAATTCTCGTCAAATAAAACTCTGACCCTAGAAAGATTTTCTGGGTCGTTGACATCAAAAATAGTGGCAGGTTGAATAAAGAAATCAATCTCCAACCCGCCAATTTTTTTAAACAGTCTTCCGGCATCGCTTTCAGTAGATGTTAGAGCTTTAATAAATGAGGATTTTCTTGTCATTAATTGCCTGAGCTAGATAAAACTTCTTCGTCGGTGGTTATGTTGGGTTCAAAAAATGCGTCTCCAATTTGCCAAAGGTCCGCAGAAAGATAGGCGTATTGAACCCTAGTATTTAATGTTGTGTTTGTCCAATATTTTGCTATGGAGCTTACTAAGTCCCAGGTCTTTCCGTCTCTATTATAGTAGTATGGCATGCGGAAAAACATATTCTTTGATCCTTCATCATCTGCAACAGTAGACCTATCTGCAATAAGTTGATTATTATATGAGTTGATAGAAAAATCTTCAGAGTCTCCTACTTGTACGTAATCGTATTTTACGGGAAGGAGAACAGGGGCATTTACTTCTTGAGATCTTAGACCACTCTTGGGTTTTAATATCGCCTTTATCTCTCCATTTTCTTCTTTAACTCTAGATGCAATAAGCTCTTCTGCGCTATGTGCTTTTACTCCGAATAAACTAAATAAGAAAATCAAGGGTAATATGCTTCCTTTTGATTCCATTAGTCCGTCCCAGTCTTCCTTATACACAGATACAAGTTCTTTGAGATCTCCAGAGAAAGTTTCAAATGGCTTGCCGTTTTTGATCTCTCCTGTAGAAGGGTTCGGCATTACTAGGCTTGAGATTTTAGAAAAATCTAACTCTGAAACATCTACCTCATCATCATTTTGAACTGCTTCTGTATCTCTCCAAGTTCTAGAGGTAAATGGCTCCTGGTCTAATACCTCCCCCTTGATTGTTTTGTATGACTTATTAGCAATAGCCTGCGTAAGAGATCTTTCATACCAGCCCATCGCATTTTTAATCAAGGCCCTCTTGTACTTATGATCCCAGTTAGTATTCCAGAATGGTTGAGTGAGGCCAACGTGCTGAGCAAGCCAATCTAGATTCTTAGGACTGCATTCGGCAGGGTCGAGGTAGGTATAGTAGAATGAATCTACGTCATGTTTTTTCTCCCTAAGAAACTCATCGGCTCCTGCCAAAATCCATTTTGCAATAGGAGCCTTTGGTAGTTTGTTTTCCGGTACTCTATACCACGAAGCGCTGTCTTTTGGTGAATATAGTTCTGCCTTTGTTCTGTCAGAAAGAATCGGAGACATGCCAAAGTTTCTTCTTTCGTCTTCATCAGAAATAACTCTTGGTAAAAATTGATAGGCTATTGATCTGTCTGCTAGAGAAACAATTGTTCCTACTTCTAATGCAGCAATTGAAAGATCGAATCTTTCGTTTTCTTCACCTATTACTAGTATTTCTTCGGCTTCTTCTGGACGATAGCTTAATGCGGCAGCTGGAAGCCTAAAGTAAATAGGTCGAACGCTTTCATCAGAAATTGGTCTTATTCTAGATTGTTTGACTCCAGATTTTGTAGTCTGAAGACAACTAGAAAATAAAACTCTAAGTTCTCTGAGCACATAAGAAATAAACTCTCTATTGGTTTCGTGCTTTGCCGTTCTATTAACCCATCTTTCTTCAGTAATCTGTGATACTCTATCTTTCCAAACTTGATTCAATCTAAAAATAATATCCTCAAAAGCCACATAAACTTCTTCTGACAGAGAAGCATCTGCAAGAGAGGAGTACATTGGCCCAGTTTCAATATGCTTGGTATTTCTATACGCAAGTTTAATAACTTTTCTTATGAAGTCTTCTTCTGTTGTAACTATTCCGCTAAGAGTTTCGGATCCATCAAGATCCATTGTCATATTAAAAATTTTTAAAAACTCTTCAGAAAATGCTGCTTCTAAATAGTTGACTGGAGGGAGGAATATTGTAGTCGCTTTGCTTGCTGGCCTATCAACTCCGACAGTTGCGCCGTCTGGATTGGTGTGATTTCCACGGACAATAGTCTTAAGCTCAAGGGCTTCTCTACCTCCAACAAAATACTCTACAGGAGTTTCTCCATAAAGTGCCTCAGAAGTATACTTCCATTTGAACTTCGAGATTTGTTTCAGCCTACCAATTAAACATTTACCTGGCTTACAATCTTTATCTGTTCCATCAGTACAAGTCATTCCTTCTACTGAGCAGTTTTCATTACCACCACTCAGCTCTCCAGGTACTGGGACCCCGTGCGCAAGTACTTTAAATTCACCCGTCGCCTCTTGGACTAACTCTTGAGAATCGGGTAGGTATACATTGCCAACACTCTCGTACTTAAACCCAGATGTAGTTAGCTTTTTAATATCCCTTGAGATAACTTCGTTTCGATTGTTATTTAAATCAGTTTTAAAATCAAAAGTAATTTCTGCAAGAGTGTGCTCTGCAATTTTAATTTTTTTAGTTCTAGGAAACTCTACTGTTACTTTTCCAGCCCTAAAACCTCTTCTAATAAACCTTCTGTTTTTCTGATCCCAAATAGACAGTTCCATTAGGCACCTCTCAGATAAACATCATAGTCCGTATTAACAAACGTATACGTTAGAGGAGCCTGGGTAGATGAGGCTATAAAGCTAATAACGTTTTTATAAGCTCTAAAAGACCTAATAGGGTTAATATTTGTAAATGCATTATCGACAGAATTAATCGAAGTCTCTAGGGTATTAATGCAAACTCCATTAATCTCTTGGGAGACGAACGGGGCGTTACATATCGCAACGTTTACATCGTTTCCCATATCAACTTGTAATAAATCAAAAGAAAGAGACTTAATTTTATCTACGATGTTGATGTTATAAACTTGATTGAAAATATCTTGATAGTCTATCTGCTCTCCAAGACCTATTTCTTGAGGGGAAATCAAATCAAGAATAAGCTGATTTATCTGAGAAGCATATGTGGCTATTCCTCCACTATACTCTTCGTCGTCATACTGAATAACAACTGTGGTTTCTACCGGTGTAATCTCTGGAGTGATTAAAGAAACGCTATTTCCAAGCGGAATCTTTTTCTTTAAAGACTTGAGAAGATTTTGCCTTGTTATTGTCTCAAGAGACTCTCCGTTTTCTCCTCCAACGCAAACCATTACAACTCCGGTAGGAGAGTCTGGGCTTATATCAAACCTCTCTTCGTAAGTAAGTACTTTAATAAGAACTGACTCTGGTGCAAGAGAAATAATCTCTTGTTCGTAGTCTTCCGCTGTAATTAACCCTCTTCTTTTTAGCAGCGAAAAAGCTCTCGTTTTCATGCTCTCGATAGACTCAAGGCCTTTGCCGCCCTGCGCTGAGGTTTCGTTAGTTACCCCGTCTAATCCTAGGATATTTACATTTATTTTTTGGATGTCTCCCGAACTAACGTTATACTCAGTACCCCACTTTTCTGCAGTGACCTGTCCAATTGCTGACGTTATCGAGTCTCCTATTCTTACTTCTTCTTTGAGAACAAAGTTAAGTCTATTTGTGGTGCTTACTATAACTCCAGCAGGAATAACCACAGTTCTATTAAATCCGCTGGTTTTAATAAAGGTAACTTCTGCAATTGCTTTTGCACCAACTGATCTTTGAATACCTAGTTGTCTTAACCACTGAAGAGTATAAGCCTCAGGCAAAGCATTTAAATAATACAGTAACTCGCTTTGCGCATATGCCTGGCCCTCTACCAAAGCAGACAACGGAGAAGCAGGACTAAAGTCGTTAAGTTGCCCTCCCGACTCTAGAAATACTTTTGTTTGCATATCTCTAACAAGAGCCGGGGTGTTCCTCGGGTCAAGTTGAAGAGGTAAAATTGGTCCGTAGATGTCAGCCATTAATTGGTACCAAGATCAAGAGTAGTAAAGTCAATACTGAAAAGAGCTCGCTGAGTTGTAGATAGATTACTATCTGGCAAATTATTTAATGCTAAAGACCCAGAGTACTCAAGGTCTATGTTTTCGTAGCTGTCAGGATTTAATAAACTTTCACCTAATAGAGATACCAGAGGATACCCTACGTACCCCTCGGTAATAGATCTTCTAAGAGATGATCCTTCGTTCCTATAGGCCACTCCGGCGTAATAATCTTTAGGAGGTATTGTGCCGTATCTTCTATCTACTCCTTTTGCATTTTTAGAAGATATTCCTTTTACGTCTAATGAAACCAAAGTATCTGGAGGAGCAGAAGTGATTTTTGTATTAGGATTATTAATTAAAAATATAAGAATTGTCGATACGTCTTCTCCGACGTACCCAAAGTTAATAAATTCTTGCTCGAGCTTTTTGGCTATGTCTCTTGAGTCTATTTCAAGTTCTGACTTCTCATTAAAACTATAAGTAGTCTTTTCTACACTGTCAGAGAATATTGTACTAGGTGAAATAGAATAAGTAGAATATTCATCAATACTTCCTAAAAACACCTCAAGAAGAGCAGAAGAAAAAGTATCTACATCTGTTGCATACAGATCAATAAAATCTGTTATAATCTCCCCGGCATCATACTCAGATTGAATTACAGATTTAAAAACATCAAGAACAAATTTCTTAGTTCCTACAAAATCTAAAAAAGCATGAGACGGCCTTTGGGAGTCTAAAGCTTTAGTCTTAGATCTTCTTTTAATTTGATCGGCAACGGTCTGAAATAAGGTAGAAGATCCGTAAGCAACAGCCGCTAATCCTCCTGTCGTTGAGAATTTGTCAGTAAGAAAATTGCTCTTGGCCACATTTGAAATGTATCAATCAATATAGCTTTAAACCGTGGAAAGCAGTTTAAAGACCAGTAGACTAAATACAATAGAATTGTAAATGAGTCAAGCATCTATTCAAATTCTAACTTCAAATATTGCCGGAGAGGAGCCTTTCATCGGGGACTTGGATGAGGGGGAGCTGTTTGGCAATAACGCCGATGGCAGAGTTTGGATGGGGGACGCCATCGGATCCCCGATTGAAGTAGGCGGGGCCGTTAAAAACAACCCAATGGGGCCGCTAAGAACTTCCAATTATTTATTGGCAGACGTAAGCAATCCAGACAACTTACCTATTTCAAATACAAACCCCTTACTCATTCCGCAAGGATTTTACAGAGAATCGAGAATCTTAATCACCTTCCCGCAAGAGCCCGTGGCAAACGTAGTCTACTTTGACTACCCAGTAAATTGGGGAGCTAAGGACTCATGGTATATACAATCAGTGGGTATTACTTGGGGACATGGCCTTATTGCAACTAATGAGGATGCTGATAATCCTATCGATGCTTACAAAGCTCAAGGTAGACAAATAATGGTGGAGCTTAGCTCCTTTGGCCCTAATGATTCCTGGATGGGCAGATTACTCTGGATCAATAATATTTCATAATTTGAACTCCAATGCTTGACAAGATTACGTTCGTTAACGGAACAATTGTTACCAAGGAGTATCTCAACGAGGTACAAAAAGGTACTGACTTTTCGGCTGCAGAGCCGAGAGCAGACTTTTACTCTGTTGGAGACTCAGATCATAACTCTTGGGGAGTTAGCCAAAGAGACAAACTAAAAGACTACGAGATTGCCAATCCACGCGAGGAGCAAGAAACCGCGATTGGTAGGTTGGCTCATGATGGTGTCATTCTAGGATACGAAGGCACTATCACCTCGGCAATTGAGGCTAAGTTCCTAGAACCTAAAACTGTGCCGATTAATATCGGCGATGACCAAACAATCACAATCGATACCACTGGGGTTCCTGAAAGCTTTGGTGTTATTGTAGAAGCCGGAAAGATTGTCCTTTCTGATGGTAACGTTTTTGCATGGCCTCGTCAGATCATTGGCTTGATCAGCTCAACCGGTAAGAACTACGTATACGTCGCAGAGAAGGGCGCTGACTTTACAGAGCCGAAGATCGCAATTTCTTCACAACTTCCTTCTCCTGCTTCTAATCCATACGTTCCTCTGGCTGAACTCAATTTCACCAATGGACAATTTGATGTAGACTCTGAGAATAATGTGATGGGAACCGGAGTTATTGATCTCCGTCCTAACCTGTTCGTTGGAGCTCTTAATAACTACTCCACCGGTGTATTGAAGAACACCGAAATTCTTAACGTTTCGTCCCAGCTCGAGTCATGGGATAGAGGCGTTATTGATACAAGAAATGGATCGGTTATTCTTACCCTTCCTCAGTCTCCTTCTGACAATGACAGAATAGCCATTGTTGACATTGAAGGATCCTTTGACCGCTACCCCGTAGTACTTCGCCCGGCTGCTGATACCAAGATCAACAACTCTGCAGATGATTGGATTATTAACATCCGCGACGCTCATATTGAGTTGTTCTATCACGCCGCAACTGCAGAGTGGAAGTTTGAGGAAACACCTGGATCTGATTGTAATCCTAAGCTAGGTACATTTATCAGCTGTGGTGGTAAAGAGTATATCGGCACAAGAACTGCAGGTGAATGCCCAGACGGCCAACCAGTTCCTGCTGACTATCCTAACCCATCCGAAGGAGTCTATCGCTACGAAGCTTCTACTCAGAAGTGCTATAAGGAAATCACCGAAACAAACGCGATCTACTCTAATGGCGAAGGCGGCCTGATCAAAGTATTTAATGCCGGAAGATGCCAGAGAAGCGGAGTGCAAGCAAACTCCGAGCTTCAACGTAGTATTATTTACGTTGATCCTACTGTTGGTGTAGATAATATTGATAATAACGGAACAGATCCTGATGTTCCCTTTAGAACAATTGAACGAGCCCTTCTTGAAGCAGCAAGGGCGAGTAGAAGAGTTTTTGGCCTAGATGCTTATGACACTACTGTCATTGAACTTGCTCCTGGCGATTACTATGTTGATAACTCACCCGGCGTAAATGCTGTTACTGGCCAGGCTCTTGGCGAACAGCAAATCAAGCAGGTTGATACTGGCTTTAAGACAGAAAAAGAATGGACAAAAGCATCTCCGTTCGTTGTCATTGATACTAACAACTCTTCTCAAAGCCAGCCGCCTGTCAGCATGAGTTTGGGTCGTACTTTGTACACCAAGACTGGTGGTGTAGGAACGATCTATAAGATCGAGAAAGAGACTCTCAACTCGCCACTTTGGAGAATATATTTACAAAACGTACGCGGTAGCTTTAGCGTTGGTGAATCTCTCTACTACAATAGACTCTCTGACTTCAACCCATCTGATGGTGGTGTGATCGTACCTAGAGGTATTTCTATTAATGGTGTTGACTTGCGTAAAGTCCGCATTCGCCCAATGTATGTTCCTGCTTTAACTCCTGGGCAAAACATTGCTCAAGATAAAAAGACTTATATCTTTAAGGTAACAGGCGGAACGTATGTTTCATTGCTCACTTTTACAGATAACCAACAATTCTCTAGAAGTCATAATACAGTAACTGCTATTGGTTTTGCTTCAGAGGCAGAAATTAAAGGCTCTGATACTGAAACCTCATACTATCAAAAAGTTGCTTCTCTGTTTGCAGGTATTGATGGATGGGGAACTGATGGCCTATCTCCTGTAACTGGAGAAACCACAATTGTTGCTCCTCTTGCTGCTTCTAAGAACGATCGTTCTCAGGACCTTGAGCAAAACCAGACCGGCATTCAGTCACCTGACTTTGATCCAACCAGCGCCCCCGAGTTTCCAGGTCCTGCTCTTCTTAAGGTTAACGAAGCTGGTTCTACTTCATACTTCAAGCTACCTGACGTTAACTCTACAAGATCTTCTTCACCCTACGTATTCAATTGCTCCGTAAGATCTATCTTCGGTCTTAATGGTATGTGGGTTGATGGATCTAGAGTCAGCGGCTTTAAGTCTATGGTTACCGCAAACTACACCCAAGTCTCGCTACAAACCGATCCTAACTGCTTTGAGACTCCTTCTATAGACTACTACTCTGATCCCCCGGTAAATAAAGAATCTGGTGCTGGTAAGAAGTACAGAAATTGCACCACAGATCCATTCAAGTATCGCCACTTTGGTTTCAGAGGAAGCTTTGATGCTACTATTCAGTTAGTGTCTTGCTTCGTAATTGGTAACGCTGATCACTTTATCTCTGAGTCAGGCTCTGACCTTTCAATTACCAACTCTTGTTCTGACTTCGGTGACATTTCGCTGAGAGCCCTTGGATATAAAGAAAGAGCATTCTCTCAGGATGAAGGTATTCCACAAGGTACATATACCGGAACCCGTATTACAGAAATCATTCCTCCACTTCCTCTGTCATACGACAGCAATAATCTTCCAACTGGTAGAGGACCTACTCTTATTGATACTTCTATCAATACTGGATTAGCTCTTGACTACACTAATACTTTAAAGTATATTGTTGACAATAGCACTGGATCTACCTTACCATCTACGTTCAAATTATATATTCAGAACTCTGATATTGCTAATCCTTTTGAACTTAACAATCCACCTAGTGCTAGTGACGTAGCATTTGGTCAGTATTCTTATACGAAGAAATCCAATGACAGCACCTACGTCCATGCTGGCGGCGAAGTAGCTAATAGAAAGAGAATCTATGTTACCGGATTTGATGAAGAGGGTAACTCAGTTATCTATACAGGTAATATTAAGATTCAAGAAAAAGAAGCACCTGGATTCGATAATCTAGATGACCGCTCCAAGATTTTTGCCTGGGATAGCGAACTTGAAAAATGGTACATTGAACTTGATACCATCGATATTGCAGAAGAGACATTTAATGAAGCGGCCGATGATAAAGGAGATACAAATGGTGATGGATATCTCACGAAGAAACTAGACTTTGCGTTTAGATACAAGGTCTCTACTTCAAGTGATGCCACTACTCTAGTCTTTAAAAAGTTGGACTTCATGTTTGATAGAAGCCCAATTAAGATTATTCGTGGCATCGACCAAAGAACAGATCAAGAAAGAATTTATAAGGTTATCTTAGAAGGACACATCAGAGAGTCTGGTCTAAGAAGACCACAGAGTTATTACATTATTGAAAAACAACAAGGTGTAGTTGGTTTCCCACTTAATGGTGGTAAGCTTTCTGATAATCCTCTTGTTGTAACTCAGGTGCAAACTTATGACAGTTATATCAGACCGGGTTCTGTAGATATTAAGCCAGAGAATGATGGCAAGTATCTTGTCTACATGACTCAATCTTCTTCTGCTAGAGACGTTTTTACTGGAGAGGTATTCCCCAATCAAGATGCTGATGAGCCAGAACTCACAGAAGACCCAGAAGAGTCTATCACCAAGGTTGCTATTAAGGCTCTTGGTACAAGGCCCGGTGTATTTTACTCAGTTGATGAGATTGGTCCTGGAATTAATAGAATCAAGATTAGCACAAAGGGAACCGGATCTACAAACGGATTCTTAACAAGTCTCCGCAGACCATCTGTAATTAGAGCCTCTGGTCATACCTGGGAGTGGACCGGATATCTTAACTATGATACCGCTTTCCCAACGTATCAAGGCGAACCTTTAGAGCAGGACTTCGCTCTTGGTAAGATTATTGTAGAAGAAACGGGCGGTAGAGTCTATGCCACAGGTATGAACGAAGAAGGTAACTATTACCTTGGTACCACAGTCTTCGACCTACGTTCCGGTGAGCAATTCTCTATTCCACTCAAGGCAGAGAATGAAGTTGGTAACGTATCTAATCAGGTTTTAAATAACGTTGTTATTAAGAACAACCTGCTTTTATCAGATGATGCCTCACTTGTTCTTGGCCGCGGAACAAATATATTCTTTAGCCAGGATACTAAATTTAAGAGTCTTTCTACAGGAGACATTACTGCTTCCAAGACCCCACCTGGAATCTACGGAACAAGCTCCTACGCAGGAGTCGTTCAGTTTGCTTCTAAGGGAGACATCGAAGGAGCCAGAAATAAGAAATCTGGAGCTTCTAATGTAGGAACATCTGATCTACTTGCAGTCAGCGCTTTACAGCTTGCACAAGAGCTAGAGACAAGACTTTCAGGATTTATTTCACCAGGAGTTGGTGTATCGGTACAAGTTGTACCTAACGTTGGTCCAGACGGCGATATAGGAACAGATGATGACTATAATACTTACTCAGTCTCTATTGGCCAAGATGTCTCAACAACTTCTGATGTAACTTTTAATAAAGTAACCGCAACTGACGACATTTGTATTGCTTCTGACCTCCGTCTCAAGGATAACGTAATTAGAATCGATGATTCACTATCTAAAGTTGAAAAGCTTCGCGGTGTTTCCTACGAGCTGAAATCTGATCCAGGCACAGTTCACCTTGGTTTGATTGCTCAGGAGGTTAATAAGGTCCTTCCAGAGGTAGTTAAGCTTGATGATAGTAGTAAATACTACGGTATTTCCTATCAGTCCCTTGTGCCTGTTCTTATCGAAGCAATCAAAGAGCTTTCTGATAGAGTTAAGAAACTAGAAAACAACGGTTGATAAGAAGCTATGTCTACGGCAGTATTAGTAAACTCTAGAACAATTGGGTATCCAGGGGCATATGAGGTTGGCCTATATCCCCACTGGGGTACTTTTTTATCAAATCACGGAATTACTTTTACGTTCTATCCACAAAATCCTGGTGATCCCGATTTAACACAAGCGCAATCTGACGCTCTTCAGATAGCCCAGGATAGTGCTATTAAAAAAGTAAACTTTCCACAGGCAGGAACTTATAAAGTATACTGCGTTGCCGACAACGCTTCAAATTCAAGTATGACTGTGGCAGGCCAATCAGTTACTGTTGAGCCTCTACAGACTAATAACCCCTCGGGCACAAATATTACGATCCCCTCACCTGGAGACTATGATGTTGGTATTACAATTGGTAACGTTAGCACAGGTGTAACCTTAACTAAGTTCTCGGATAATCCGATGGGCCTGGCGTTTGTTATTACAGCAGAAAGCGTAATTGGCCCTCCTTCTGGACCGAGCGAATGCCCTCCTGGGCCTTGGAGCGAATCTATTCCGGCTTGTCCTTCAACTCCCACATCAACAGATGAAGGTGGAGGAATTAGACTCTCTAATAGTGGATCCAGCATGATTTTTAATTTAAAAAATTATGCCGGTAAACTAGTCTCATTAAAGATGACAAACACCAAGAATGCAGCTTGGCAAAATGGATTTAGTTTTAATATCCCTCAGGCCTCTGATATTATTGCCGATGGCACGCCTGTAGGAGGTAGTGTTTATAGCCGCAGCTCATACTCAAATCCTAACATAAGTGGCACATCTACAGTTTACCTTTTAAATCTTGACGGCGGAGATCATGACTATGTAATCAGTCATTTTTCTGTGCCCGGCCCTGCGCCTACAAGGCAAGTGTACACCTTAACTTCAAGTACATCATGTTCTACTGATAGTGATGGTAAAGAAACGTGCTCTACTGTTTTTGTCTGTACTCCTTCTGGTACACAAACTTATTCTCCATGGCCTCCTTGCCCAACAAAGACTCACGTTAGAAAAAATGGCGGAGATAGTGTACAATGGAGCTATGAAGACGGAGGCGGAGAGGGTGAGGATCAATACATTACCCTTGAGATCATTGCTACAAGAGATGCGCTTCCTTCTTCTGGAAAAATTTGCTTAAAAGACGACCTTAAAGAGTACATTTGGGTACAAGATTCGACAGCTCCATCAGAGGTGGGTAATAACTTTGAGGCTTATCTCTCTCACTCCGAGCCGGAAAGATTTAGAAATCCCACAACTAGAACGTCTCTGAATCCTGTGCCAAATCCTCTATGCTTCACAGATCTTTTTGGTTATGTAGGGGCAAAAACTCCAAGCGAACTAGGTTTGTAACTTAACTAACTATGTTAAAAACATCATCAACCACCGGAAGAAAAGCACGAGCACCCCGGTGGTGGGTGAGGATGGTTTCTTATTTTCCAAAATTTTCGGTTTCTTATTTAAGACCTCAGGAATGGACGCCCGAGCTTGCCAATAAATGGATTGAGTTGGTGCCAGACAAATGCCCGTTTGAGCGTCAGCTTTGGTACAAAAATACCCTCCTCTTATACATCCCTCCTCTTTGCCCATTTAATCCGCTCTCTGAGCAACTTTACTCGATCAAGCTAGAGGCAAAAACATACCTCTATGATCTAGAAAAAAAGTTTAAAGAAAAAGATGGTGGTTGACAGTCGTTGACTACTATGGTATAATTTCAAAGTGAGCTAAGAGAGATCTTACTCCAAGAGACACATTCATTCAAAGGAACTAAAAACATGTCTTTTAACATCAACACGATTGACGTTTCGACCAATGCTCCCTCCCTCGCCCCTCTGGCAGGACGTGAGTACAACAGTGAGTACACCTCCCTTCCAAACGCAAACCTCCCCAAGGTGATGCGTAAAGATCTCGGAACTGTGTTCCAGTACCTCACCAGTGAGGAACTGCCTCTTGATGAGAACACTTTCCTGATCAAGTCTCGTGATAGCATTTACTTCCGTCTCTTTGGCCCTGTGCTCAAAGTCGGCACTGATGGCGTCGATGGGACTGAAGATGGTAAGCTTTATGTTCAATGGGGTCCTCGCTATATCCCCGTTAACCTGGATAAGAATGGCTTCACTACTGCCGATGGCAAAGAGATCGAAGCTGAATTTGGCTCCTATAACTTCTCTGGCCGTGGCGAAGACGCTGCACTCTTTATGGCCGTAGATGTTGAAGATGGCCAAACTGTCCTCCCCGTTGCTGTTCGGTTTACTGATTGGGAAAACCCCACCGAACCCAAGGCAATGAACGCCCTTGTTAAGAAGAAGCCTGCCGACATTGTTGGCTTGCTGCAAAAAGTCACCGCAAAGGGTAGCGGTAATGCTGGTCCTCGTATTGAGGCCACTGATGAAATTGACTTCCGCGACCTTGAAGTTAATGCTCCTTACGAAGTTATCGGGTACTATCCTTGCAAAACTTCCTATGGCATCACCTACCGCATCTTGATCAATAACTGCCCTGAAGAGGGTAAAATTGCCGGCGCATGGGCTCATAGCTCTATCCGTCCTCTCTTGGCAACCAAGCCTGAGATCAATCAGGAAAAGCCTGCAACCTTGACTCTGCGCTCTAAAGAAGAAATGGATAACGGTCGCATTCGTATCCGCTCCACTCTTCTCCTTGCTCAGCAAGAAAGCGGCGAAGAAGATCTCAACCTCGACTTCTGATCTGTCTTCACTTCAAAACTAAATAAAAGTTTTCCCCAGAGGAGTTTGACTCTTCT